AGCCGGCAAACACGCCGACCACTTCTTCGTCCGACGCTCCTACGTCAACGACGACGGCGCATCGCTCGAAGGGCCCGGCATCCTCTGCCCCGAGGCGTACTACCACTGGTACACCGACAAGGAAATGATCCAACTCGCCAAGGCCCGAGGAGTCTTCACGCCATGCCTGGAGTCGGTGGTCATCCATCACCATCCCGGCTACGACGGTCGCGAAGACCTGCGGGCGAACGACCCGACCTACATGAAGGCCGTCGAGTTCTCCGAGATGGACGAGATCGCGTTCCGTCGCAGGGCGCCGCTCATCGAACAACACCAGACCGTCCGAAAGGACATCTGGTCATGAGCCGCCCCACCATCATCGACGTGTTCCCGTTCAACAACGAACTGGACATGCTGCAATGCCGGCTCGAGGAGATGTCGTCAGCGGTCGACTGGTTCATCGCCATCGAAGCCGACGTCGACCACCAAGACCACCCAAAGCCGTTCCACCTGACCGACAACCTCGAACGGTTCTCGGCATGGTCCGATCAGCTGATCGTCGTCCGGGCGACCGGACTACCGACATTGGCCGACGACCCAGACCCGTGGGCCCGAGAACTCGCGCAACGCGAGTACGCCATCGAAGGTCTCCGCCAGATCAACAACCAACGTGAACTGCAAGCGGACGACATCGTTCTGCACGGCGACGTCGACGAAATCTGCCGAGCCGTGCACGTTCGCAACGTTCGGCCCCGCACCGGGTTCGTCACGTTCGAGCAGCGGTTGCATTGCTTCGCAGTCGATTGGCTCCATCCCGACCCGTGGGGTGGCACCGTCGCCGCAACGTTCCGTCAGCTCGGCCAGCTCGGCCAATGGCCGTTCCAGAAACTGCGCAACACCCGCAACGCCAACGTCGCCTTGCCTGACGCCGGATGGCATCTGTCATGGCTGGGTGGCAAAGAAGCAGCGCTCGCCAAGTTGGGATCGTTCTGCCACCCCGAGATCGCCGAACGCACCCTCGTCGGCCTCAGCTCCGACCTGTACCTGCGAGAAGGGTTCCACGTCGACGGCCGCCGGATGAAACCGGTCGACGTCGACGACACGTGGCCGAAGATGATCGCCGAGCGTCGCTGCCCGGAAGTGTGGTTCCGTCCCCGATGAGCTCCCACACCGCCACCTTCACCGAGAACTGGTTTGACCAGGTATCACAAGACCGGCTTGCCGAACTCGGCCGGCTGGTCGACAACGTCCCCGGCGTCATCATCGAGATTGGATCATGGGAGGGACGCTCCACCTGCGTCCTCGCCAACGCCATCCGGCCTCGAGAAGTGATCGCCATCGACACCTGGCATGGCTCGCCCGGCGAGATCTCCCACGACCTCGCCGCTGAACGCGACGTCCACGCCACCTTCGCAACCAACGTCGCAGCCCTCACCGGCGGCAACGTCCGAGAATGGCGCAGCGGCTGGCGTGACGCCATCCCACAGATCGACGACCCGATCGCCCTGTGCTTCATCGACGCCGAACACACCTACCGCGAGGTGTACGACAACATCCAAGCAGTCCTGCCGAAACTCGCCTCCGGTGGCGTGCTGTGCGGCGACGACGCCGGCCATCCGCCCGTCCGTCGAGCAGTGCTTGACCTGCTGCCCGAACGAGACGTCTACGTGAAGGGCAACGTCTGGTCGTGGCGCAAACCGGCACTCGCCGACATGTACCGCACGGTCGCGTCAACACCGTCCGACATCTACCTGCACCTGCCACGGTTCGTCGAACTCGCCACCCGATCCAAGGCAACCAAGGTGCTCGAGCTGGGCACCCGAACCGGCGTCTCCACCATTGCATGGCTGCACGCACTGGAACAGACCGGCGGGCACCTGTGGTCGGTCGACATCGACAGCCAACCGCCGATCGGCCAGTTCCCGCACTGGACGTTCATCCAAGGCGACGACATGGACGAAACGGTCCAGACACAACTGCCCGCCCCGTTCGACATCGTCTTCCTCGACACGTCGCACCACTACCAGCACACCAAAGCCGAACTAGACCGCTACCAGCACATGGTGCGACCGGGTGGGCTGATCGTGTGCCACGACACCGAACTCCCGATCCCCGAAGGCGCACCCGCTGGCGACCCGACCTACCCGGTCAAGCGAGCGATCGAGGAGTTCGTCGCCGCCACCGGTCGGCGCTGGCTCAACATCCCCGACTGCTGGGGGCTCGGAATCATTGAGGTGAACGCATGACGCTGACCAACGCATACGCCTCGATGGCCGCCCTCAAAGCGGAACTCAACATCGGACAGGCCGACACCTCCTACGACGTCAAGCTGGAGACAGCGCTGAACTCGGCATCCCGCCAGATCGACCGGCACTGCGGCCGCCGCTTCTGGCAGGACACTGCCGTCGTCGACCGCCAGTACTACGCCGACACCACGTACCTGGTGCACACCGACGACATCTCCACCCTCATCGGATTGGTGGTCAAGGTCGACACCGGCGACGACGGCACCTACGCCACCACCCTCACGATCAACACCCAGTTCATCGTGCTGCCCACCAACGCCGGCGACGACGGACTGCCCTGGTACATGATCCGTCTCGTCGACGCCGACACCACCACGTTCCCGCTGTGGACCTCCGGTCGACCAAGCGTCCAAGTGACCGCCAAGTTCGGGTTTGCCACCGTCCCCGACGACGTCAACAAGGCCTGCCTCATCCAGGCCACCCAACTGTTCAAGGCGTCCGACGCCGTGTTCGGCGGGCTTTCGTTCGACGCCGGCATCCTGCGTGTTCGGGAAACGTTGAACCCGATGGCCGCAGCGCTCGTCGAGTACTACTGCAAGCCGAGGGTCGCGTGACAACGATCGCCGAAGTCCGAGACGACATGGCCGACGTGCTGCGCAACCTCGAAGGCTGGTCGGTCGCATCCGGCTACATCGGCGACATGGTCAACACCTACAGCCTCAAGATCGGCCGCCCAGCGTTCGATCCACGCATGGTGTTCCAGCAAGCCAAAGCAGTCCACCAGTTCACCGTCGCCGCCTACGCACCACGCGCCACCCCCGAGGTGTCCGAGGCGGCGCTAGACGCACTGTGCGAACTGTCCGGCACAGGGTCGCTGATCGCCACTGTCCAGAACGGGGCGAACTGGACCGCCGACATCGACTACGCCGTCGTCACGAACTGCGGCGAAGTTCAGGTCATCACATGGATCGACGGCGTCGACTACCTCGCCGTCCAGTTCACGATCGAGGTGTGCTTCTAAATGGCGTTCGCATCCGCACAAGTCAGCCGGCTGTACGTCGGACTGCTCCAGTTCTCGGGCTACACCCGCAGCTTCAACCTAAATGACCAGACCGAAATGCTGGACGTCACCGTGTTGACGTCAACCGCCAAGGAGTTCATTCCTGGCATCGAGATGGCGACCTTCAACGTCGACATGCTGCTCGACAACGCCGCCACCGCCAGCAGCCAGTTCGGCATCCTGTACACCGCCAAGTCGACGCCGCAGGTCGTCACGCTCGCTCCGTCGGGCACCGCTCGGGGCGCCGAGACATGGCAGATCCAGTCAAACGAGCTGAACTTCAACACCAGCGCCGCAATCGCCGACGTCGTCGGCGTCACCGCAGCGTTCCAGTCCGACGGCCTCGTCGACGCCGGCGTCGTGCTCGACCCCGAGACGGCGATCACGATCGACACCAACGGCACATCGGTCGACAACAGCGCCGCCAGCTCCAACGGCGGCGTCGCACACCTGCACGTCACCGCCTACAGCGGCCTGACCTCCAACTCGGTGATCATCGAACACTCGACCAACAACTCCACCTGGAGCACGTTGGCGACGTTCACGCTCGTCACCGGAACCGGCAGCGAACGCCTCGTCATCGCACCCGGCACCACCGTCAACCGCTACCTGCGCATCCGTGACGACGTCACCGGCACCGGCAGCTGCACCCGTTTCGTGTCGTTCGCACGACGCTAACCCTTCTCCAACAACCCCCACCCCTGAGGAGACATCATGGCCTTCCGCGCCGGAACCACCACCGCCTTCTACCTCGCCAACGCCGCCCAGGCGCTGCAGAACCTGTCGCCCTACGCCGACAACCTGTCGCTGCCGCAGAGCGTCGAGCAGCTTGAGGTGACCGCCTTCGGCACCGCAGCCAAGGCGTTCATCCCTGGGCTGCAGGACGGCGACACCCTGTCGATGTCCGGCCCGTACGACGTCGTCGTACACACGCAGCTGACCACGGCGAAGTCGGCCGGTTCGCTGCTCGGCTTCATCTGGGGCCCGCAGGGATCGGTGGCGTCGCAGCCCCGCATCGCAGGCAGCGTCTACGTCGCCCAGTACAGCGTGTCGGCCGCTGTCGGCGGCCGTGTCGAGTACTCGGCCTCGCTGCAGGTGACCGGCGCACTGTCGAACGGCACGTTCTGAGTTGAGCGACTTCGCCTCGCTGGAGAAGAAGATCCTGCTGTTGCAGCGGGAGTTCTCCGGTGAGGCCGGCAGGCGTCGCCTCAATCGTGTCGCCGTCGAAACCAAGAAAGACGTCGACGAAGCAGTCAAGGCCGATCTTGGCGACCAGTCGATGTCCGGATGGCGTCGCCGCAAACCGATCAACCTCAAAGGCCGCTACGACATTGTGGACGACCACACGTTCCGAGTCGTGCCGAACGTGTCCGGCCCGATGGTCGTCCTCGAGCAAGGCCGCAACCGTGGCAAATCGGGCCCGGTGCAGCGCTATGGCAAGAAGGGCCGCAAGTTGAAGCTGCGGCGCTGGAACGGTCACACGGCACCGAAGCACACCTGGTCGGAAGCAGTCACGTTGATGCAACGCCGAGTCGGCGGTCGGGTCGACAAGCAGGTTCAGCAATCAATCAGCAAGTTCTTCGGGGGGTGAGTCATGGCCGGGTTCACGGAACGCATCAGTGTTCTCATTGATGTCACCAGCAACAAGGCCGTCTCTGGGCTAAAGGACTTCCAGAAGTCGGTTGCTGACGCACAAGGCTTCACCGGCAAACTCAAGGCCGGCGTCGGTTCGCTGAAAGACACGTTCACGGCGGCAGCCGCGTCACCGGCTGCATTGGGCGCCGCCGCAGCCGCAGCAGGAACGTTCGCCCTTAAGGCAGCCGACGAGTTCTCGCAACTCGGTGTCTCCATTGGCAAGTTCGCAGACGCAACCGGCGTTGCCACCGAGGATGCCAGCCGCTGGGTCGAGGTCGCCGGCGACATCGGCATCAGCAGCGACACTCTGACCGGCGTCTTCAACAAGCTCAACAAGTCGATTGATCCCAAGGTTTTCAAGGACTTGGGAGTTGAGATTGCACGCACCAGCAGCGGCAACGTCAATGCCTCAGAAACATTTTTGAACGTCATCGACCGGCTGAACGGCATGACGGACCCAGCGCAACGCGCCCAGGCTGCGTCCAAGTTGCTCGGTAAGGGTTGGACGGACGTCGCCGAACTGGTCGGCATGTCGGCGCAAGACATCCGCAAGCAGCTCGCTGCGGTTGGCGACGAGAAGGTGTTTGATCAGTCGGAGGTCAAGCAGGCTCGTGAGTATCGGGCCGCGATGGACAACCTCAACGACGCGTTCGAAAAAGTCGTGATCGTGCTCGGCGAAGAACTCGCGCCAGCGTTGTCCGACATCTCAAACCTCTTGGCGGACACCCTCGGTGTGGTCGGAGACGTCAAAGACGCATTGGGTCCGCTCGGCGATTCCGGACTTCAAGCGTTCAACAAGATTCGTGATGGCGTCGCCGGTTGGTGGGATGACCTGTGGGGTAATGGGGATGAAATCGAGTACACCGGAGAAGCGGTCACACATCTCGGTGATGCTGCTGCGCAGTCGCAGCGTTACCTCGGCCTGCTTGCCGAGCACACTCGCGAGTCCGCCGACTCCGCCGCGGACCTGACCGGCAAGGCCCGTCTTGCTCGAGCCGAACTGAAGCTGCTGCAGGATCAGATCGACGGTCGCAAGAGTTTCATCGACCTGCAGATCGCCCTGCGCAACAACGCCGAACGCCTCCAGCAGCTCGCTGACGATTACAAGGCCGGCAAGATCACCGCCGAGCAGTACTACCAAGACGTGGCGTCAGCGTCGCTGGACGCACAAGGCTCGCTCGCCGACTACGTGGCCACGGTCGACGAGATCCCTGACACCGTCAAGACCGACATCGTCGCCGAGTTTGATCCGTTGAACCCCCAGAAAGCCTGGCAAGCGATCCAGTCCTACTTCGACTCCCACGCCATTCAGGTCACGACCGAAACCGGCCGGGAGACACGCAGGCTGACCGGCGGCATTTCGACTCCTGTCAGCGGCGGCACCGGCGGCCTCAGCGGCATCCGCACTCCCGGCCAAGCTGAGTCCATCGGATCGTTTGGTCGAGGAACGAGCGTCACGGTCAACGTGAACGGCATCGTGACCAATCCGACCGAAACCGGTCGCCAAATCGCTGATGCGTTGCGTGCCTACTACCGCAACGGTGGAGAGCCGGTCTGATGGCTGCGTGGCGTGACAACGCAACCGTGACCGTCGAGATTGCGTTCGCTGACAACCCGCTGACCGCGATCGCGTCATGCACCTGGGTGGACGTCACCAACTATGTGCGCGACTGGTCAACGAAAAGGGGACGCAGCTCGGAACTCTCGAACTACAGTCCCGGCACCGCCCAGGTCACGTTGGACAACCGCAGCCGCCTGTTCGACCCGTCAAACACGGCAGGCACCTATTACGGGCAGCTGTTGCCGATGAAACGGTTGCGGATCCGGGCGTCGTCTGGCGCAACCTCGGCCACCCTGTTTTGTGGCTACATTTTGGGTTGGCCGATCGACTACCCCGATTTCATCGACTCGACCGTCACGTTGGGCTGCGTCGACGCGTTCCGTCCGCTCGCCCAATACGCACAGCCAGTCACCGCCTACGACGCCGAGGTCGCCGCCGACAGCCCGCACGCCTACTGGCAGCTCGCAAGCGTCGATGACAGCGGCTCGTCGCCGGCCACCACCGGCAACATCGACGTCACCGACTTCTATTGGGGCAACCCCGGTGTGTTCGCCCCGGCAGAGCTGGCGATCACCCGTCCGGTCGGTGCCGACATAGCAATCGCGAACGGTTCGTGGGTGGCCTCAGGCGTGCCGACCGTCGCACCGAAAACGATCGAAGGTTGGTGCTGGAACTTCCGGCAAGGCAACCTCGGGTCGACATCGGTAATGCGTGCAGCGCTGGACGCCACAAACTGGATCCGCATCACCGTCGACGCTTCCGGTTACCTGTCGGTCGGCTACTCCAACTCAACCGACGTCAAGTCGTACGCGTTGGCCTCCACCGGTTTCCAACTAACCGGATCCGCACACCACCTGGTGCTGACCGCCTCGACCACCACGTTGACCTTGTATGTCAACGGGTTGGAACAATGGTCCGGGTCGTTGACCGCCGCCACCTCAAGCGTCACGTTCACCCCCGCAGCGCCGTCCGTGGTGGCGGTCTGTCAACCAGCTGTCGGTGCAACAATCACCCCAGCCGTCTACGGGCTCGCCGTCTACACCAGCAACCTTGCTGCTGGCACGGTCGCTGACCACTACCAGGCGGGCTTGACCGGTTACGGGCACCCGTACGGCGACCGTGCCGGCGCACGCATCGGACGTATTTTGGACGCCATCGGCTGGCCGGCCGCTGACCGTGACCTATCAACCGGTTCCACTGTTCTGGGTCCGTGGCTCGGCACCGGCAGCCCACTGTCGGTCTGCCAGGCGGCAGCGGACGCCGATCAAGGACTGTTTTTCATCGGTGGCGACGGCAAGATTGTGTTCCGTGACCGCCAATGGTTGATGACGAACAGTTCGGCGATCACCGCACAAGCAACGTTGGGTGATTCGGGCAGCGAAACGCCCTACTACGACATCGAGATCGACGGCAACCATGTGGACTGGATCCGCAATGCCGTGACCGTCACCTATGACGGCGGCACCGTCACCGTCAAAGACTCAACGTCGATAACGGCCTACGGTGAACAAGACGACAGCGTCAACGCCGCACAGATCCCAACCTTTGGCGGCTATGTGGCCCGCCAGTTGGCCGCCTACCGGTTGCGGCTCCGCAAGGACGCCAAAACCCGGATCCCGGCGATCAAGGTCAAGCCACGCACCGCCACGTCCACCCATCTGCCAACGATGCTTGGCCTCGAGCTGGGGGAACGTGTCACCGTGAAACGGCGGCCGACCGGCGGCACCGGCACCTTCTCACAGGACTGCACCATCCAAGGCATCAGTCATCGGGTGTCGTCCGACAACTGGATCGTGCAGCTCTACCTCGCGCCGACCACACCGTCCTACACGGACGGCCCGTATCTGACGTTGGGTGATGCCACCTACGGAAAGATCGGGACCGTGGCCGGCAACAAGATCCCCTACTAGGAGGCGGACATGCCCGACGCAGGGCTCGCAGACGGCTCGGTATTGACGAGCGCCAACTACGACACGTATCTGCGCCAGCAGGTCGTCGCCCAGGTCACCTCAGGCACCCGTCCTACCGGCGTCGAGGGCCGGTTGATCACCGAAACCGACACCGACCGTATCGTCGCCTACGACGGCACCTCATGGGTGCGGGTCGGGAACTATTCGTCGTCCGGCCGTACCGGTGTCGCGTTGGCACGCATCTCGACGTCGCAAAGCATCTCAAGCAGTGCTGTGACGTTCACCGCGATCTCATGGGATACCGAAACGACCGACACCGACGCGTTCATCACAGTGCCGGCCACGACGATCACTATCCCGTCCGGGTTGGCCGGGTTGTATTCGGTGCTGGCGACCGTGTCGTGGGATGCGTCGCCCGGTACGAACTCGAGCATCGAGGTGTACAACACAGTGACGACCGGTATCTACCGGTTCCCGATCGGTAGCGGTTCGCAGTTGACGTCGGTGGCATTGGCGGCGGTGGTGCCGGCGGCAGCCGGTGACGGTTTGCAGATCCGTCTGTCACAGGCGTCCGGTACGAGCAGGACGATCACTGCGACCTGTGAGGTGTGGCGGTTGACGCCGTGATCTGGCTGGATGACATGGCCGACGTGCTGCGTGCCGCCGGCCTTCGGGTAATGGAGACACCGGGCTGGAAGGAACGGGCCTACCCGAAATGGGGTGGCTACACCCAGCCGCCAACCCATGTGATGGTGCACCACACCGCCAGCAAGACCACGGTCGCCAACGACCTGGCGTACATCACGACGTCGCCGCTCGCGCCAATCGGCAACCTCTACCTCGACCGCACCGGCATCGTCTGGATGGTCGCCGCAGGGCAAGCGGTCACGAACGGCAAAGGTTCGAGCGCACCGTGGAACGGCGGCGTTCCCGACAACGAGATGAACCACTGGTCGATCTCGATTGAGGCGGCGAACAACGGCATCGGCGAACCGTGGCCGAAAAAGCAGACCGACGCCTACGTGGCGATGTGCGCAGCGTTGTGCACGCACTACGGCATCCCGACGCAGCACGTGCGCGCTCACTGGGAATGGGCGCCCGGACGCAAGATCGACCCGGCAGGCCCGTCGCCGTGGGCGGTCGGCGCAGCGTCCTGGGACATGATCGGGTTTCGTGCCGCCGTGCAGGACGCCATCAATCAAGGAGACAACATGATCCCGCTGACACCTCCTCGACGCGCCTACGACTCACGCAGCGACCAACCGTTGGCAGCGAACGAACCTCGCCGCATCCAGCTCGGCGTCGCTGGCCGTGCAGCGATGATCAACCTGACCGTGGTCGCGCCACAAGGGAACGGCAACCTGGTTGCGTGGGGGGACGGTGCGAAGCCGGCCACTGCCAACGTCAACTTCCAGACCGGCGTCACCGAAGGCAACGCAGCGATCGTTCCGGTCGTCGCTGGGGGGATCATGCTGCAGGCGACGGTCGGATGCCAGGTGATCGTCGACGTGCAGGCGGTGTGGCCGTGATCGCCCTCGGCGCCGCTGAGGCCACCGTGCTTGCCGCTGTGGTGCCGGTGCTGGTGGTGCAGGCGGTGCAGGTGTGGCAGGGCCATCAAGCACGCCAGCAGGGCAAGGCGGCTGCGGAGCAGTTCAAGCCGAACGGCGGTTCGTCGTTGCGTGACGCCGTTGACCGCCTCGAGTACAAGGTGGACAAGCTGCACGACCGTCACGACCATCTCGCCGACCGCATTCTGCTGATCGAAGACCATGTGACCAAACCGAGGAGCATCTGATGGCGACCATCTCGCAGGCACCCGCAGTGCTTGATCTCGTCGGCGTCAAGGGCGACGACTTCTCGGTGACGGTCACGGTGACCGAAAACTCGGTTGCGTACGACTGGACGGGTGCCACGGTGTCGACCTCGATCACCGACCAGTCGGGTGCGGCTGTCGTTACTAACTTCACGACCGCCACTTCGGCCGGCGGCATCCTCACCTTGTCGCTGACCGACACGAACACAACGACCCTCGGCCCCGGCACTTACCGCTGGCAGGTGAACGTCACGAAGGCATCGGCGACCCGCACCTGGCTGGCCGGTGCTTTGTCGATCATGGCGGCCGGCTGGGGCGGCACGTCGTCATCGTCGGCATCGTTGTCAATCACGGCTGCCTCGTTGTCGTTGTCGTTGACTGGCGGCGCACAGGGCCAGTGGGACACGGCGCAGACATTCAACGCGCAGACCGGCACCACCTACAGCCTTGTGGCCGGGGATGTCGGCAAGTTGGTCACGCTCACGAACGCTTCAGCGATCACGCTCACGGTGCCATCGGGCCTCGGTCTCGCCACCGGCCAGCGGATCGACCTCGCCCAGTTGGGTGCAGGCCAGGTGACAATCGACGCGTCGGGCACCACCGTGAACGCCACGCCCGGACTCAAGCTGCGGGCACAGTATTCGGCGGCGTCGCTGATCGTGACCGGCACCAACACGTTCCTGCTGGTGGGTGACCTCAGTGCCTAGCACCGTCGGGATCGTGGCCTCTGGCGAGGACGTGCTGAACGATGCCGTGTTCTGGGTGGATGCGGGCCGGTCGTCGGTGTCGTCGGGTGCGCTCACCAACTTGGGTACGGGCGGCTCGGCGCTGAACGCTGTGTTCGGTAACACGACGGGCACCGACTCGTTCGACCCGGCGCTGCTGACCCATACGGGCACCAACTACCTGTACCTGCCCGGAGTTACGACCAACTATTCGTCGACGCCCGATGCTGCGGCGCTTGACGTTACCGGCGACATTGAGATCGTGATGCGTGTTGCGCCGGATTCGTGGACTCCGACAGCCGAGCAGTATTTGGTCGGTAAGTATTTCACGACTACTTCGCAGCGATCTTTTGCTTTGTCTATGACCACGACCGGCAGACTGGCGCTAAGAAACTCGGTTGACGGCATCAATGGCATCTACCGAGAAAGCGCCGTCAGCGGCTTGTCGGCAGGAATCGCTTACTGGATCAAAGTCACATTGGACGTTGATACTGGGTCCAACACCAATCTCGCCACATTCTCTTACGCCGCCGATCAAACGACCGAACCCAGTTCGTGGACGACACTTTCCAGTACCACCACGACCGTTCCCGCCACGACGACAACCTCAATCTATTCTGGTTCGGCTGCACTTGAGGTTGGCTCTATCGTTTCTGGCGCCAACTCGCTTGCTGGGAAGGTGTACCGCTGCATCGTCCGCAACGGCATTGACGGCACCACCGTGTTCGATGCCGACTTCACGACCGGCATCACCAGCGGCGCACAGACCACGTTCACGGAGTCGTCAGCCAACGCTGCCACGGTCACGATCAACCGAGCCACATCGGGCCGCAAGAGCGTTGCGGTGGTTCGGCCGATCCTGCTGTTCGGTACGGACGACTACCTCGAGGTGGCCGACAACAACCTGCTCGACTTCGGCGCCAGCGAACCGTTCACCGCCATGGTGGCAACCCGCCAATGGGCAACGATCACGTCGCAAGGCGTGCCGATTGCCAAGAAAACCGGCAACGGATCGACTGGTACGGGCTGGCTGATCCGCAACGGCGTTGGTACTCCAGCCGACACTGTGTTTGACACTTACGACGGCACCACAGCAACCAACCGCACAATGCCCACCAGCAAAACATCAGGAACGCTCGCCATCCTCACTGGAGTTGCATCAGCCAGCCAACTCACGGCGTACTACAACGGCACGGCCAGTGCCGCCACGACACGCCAAGCCGGATCGTACGCCAACAGTGAAGTCATGCGGATCGGTCGGCTGTCCGGGGCGTCAACCCAGTACGTCGACATGGAACTGGTCGCTGCTGCCGTGTGGCGGCGTGCGCTGAACGCCAACGAGATCGCCACCATCGTCAACCGCTACACGTAAGGAGACACCATGCATCACCTGTTCGGCTCCGACACCCGCGCCTCGGCGTTCCGCACCCTGCTGCGCGCCGCCGTCGTCATCGCCACCGCATTCGGCCTCGACCTCGACCCGCAACAGGTCGCCGCCATCCAGCTCGGCATCGAAGCCATCCTCCAGTTCGGCCGCTCCTGGTACACGAAGACGGTCTGACGATGGCGCTTGGGGACGCACTCGCCAACGAGGCGGCACGCAACTATCGGATGCGTTGCGCTATCGCCGTCCTCATCGAACGATTGGACGACGCCGACGCCGCTGCGCTGACCGACGCACTCGCCGCCCGAGACGCCTACACCAACGGCGAAATCGAACGCGCCCTTGCCACCGAAGGACACGGCCACATCAAGTCGTACACGATCATGCGACACCGGAACGGCAGTTGCAGTTGTGGCGCTCGGTGACGCACTTGCCAACGAGCAAACACCGAACCGGGTAGCAACCCTCGGCAAGATCGCCGACCTCCTCGAACGGAACGGCATCGACGTCGACGACGTGGGCCGGGTCAACAAGATCAACCTGTGGCAAGGGTTCTACAAAGACGCCGACGGTGAGGCGCACACGGTCGACATGGCCGGCATCACTTTGTCGCCGCATTGGGCAGAGGGCCCACAGTGGCCGGTCGTGCAACCGGGCCCACAGGTTCGACTGCAGCCCCGCAAGATCAAGCCGGCCCGAGCCGATGGCTGGCACGACGCCGTCATCCTGCCGGACATGCAAGTCGGTTTCTACCGGTCACGCGCCGGCGACCTCGAGCCAATCCACGACGAAGACGCCATTGCCGTGGCGCTGGCGATCACGGCCGACATCAACCCGGCGCTGGTCATCCTTGTCGGCGACAACCTGGACGGCGCCGAACTCGGCAAGTACCGGACCAGCCCGGCCTACCAGCAGACGACGCAGGCAGCAATCGACCGACTCGCCACGTTGTGCGCCGAGCTGCGTCACGCCGCACCGAACGCACGCATCGTCTGGCTTGCAGGCAACCACGAGGAACGCCTACCTCGTTACCTGCTCGACAACGCCGTCGCAGCGTTCGGGCTTCGCAAAGGCAACGCACCAGAATCATGGCCGGTGCTGTCGCTGCCGTACCTGGCACGCATGGACGAACACGACATTGAGTTCGTGCCCGGCTACCCGGCGTCGGCGTTCTGGATCAACGACCGGCTGCGAGTGATTCACGGCGACAAGGTCGCTAGCGGTGGCAGCACCGCCCACAAGTACCTCGGCAACGAGAAGGTGTCGGTCATCTACGGCCACATCCACCGCCGTGAGTACGCAGCCCGGACACGCGAGGATCGGGATGGCCCGAAAGAGATCATGGCTGCGTCACCTGGCTGCCTCGCCACAATCAACGGTGCCGTGCCCTCCACGAAGGGCGGCCTCGACCTCGACGGCAGGCCGATGACACGCGTCGAGGACTGGCAGCAAGGCATCGGCGTCGTCACCTACCAAGAAGGCGACGGCATGTTCGCCTACCACAACATCGCAATCCACGACGGCTGGGCGATGCACGCCGGCAAGGAATTCAGGGCATGAGCAAGCACCCGTTGAAATTGACGAGCAACGAGGCCAACCAGCTGGCGTCGCTGATCGCAGCTGTCGCCCGCCCTCGATCGGCTGACGAGGTGGCCGCCGTTGAGCGCTGGCTGGGTCGGCTGTTGAAGGCCAGCCGAGAGTGAAACGGAGGCCGGTGTGGATCCGCTGGCACGATGCAGCGCATGTGGCGCCAGGGGAGTGGCTCACCGAGCTGGCCGACACCGGCGTGACTGTCCACACCGTTGGGATTCTCGTCCGCAAGACGAAGCGACATCTCGTCGTCGCACACTCGGTCGATTCGTCCGGCAACTGCACCGGCGTGTTCAGCATTCCTCGCACCGCCGTTGAGGGCTGGGGCGAACTGTCCGACTAGATCGCGACATCCGCCTGCCGCAGAGCGCACACCCCTCGCCGGGCCCCCAACGGCGAGGGGTGTTGACGCTTTTTCCGGTCAATGTCTGACTTCGTTGATTGTTGTTGATATACGCTAATCGTCGGTTCGCAAGACCGTGACACACGCCGTGGCGCTCAGCGCCAGAACCATGGCTTGGCACCCAAAGCCGCAGGGGAGTGCCTGGAATCACAGAAGTGGCTACCTGTCCATCAGCGCCACCCGTGCAAACGGGTGGCGCTGATGCGTTTTTCCGGTCAACCACGGAAAGTATTGACATCAGTCCGCACGAGCGGTTGTAAGAGCGCACACCCCTCGCCGGGCCCCAACGGCCAGGGGTGTTGCTGCTTTTTCCGACCGGTTTCGTGTAACGGCGTGTAACGGCAGATACGAAATGTGGTGAACCACCACAACGCTGACCTGCGGTTTCGCGATCTACCGAAAAGAAAAACCCCTGAATACGCGCCCTCTCAAGGTGGCGGCACGGGTTCGAATCCCGTACGGGCTGCAACACGAAACACCTGCTCAGAGCATATAACTGAGCAGGTGTTTCACTTTTCTGGAACCTGTTTCGTGTAACGCGTGTAACGGCAGCACGGTTGACGGCCCTCCGGCAGCGATGCAAACTCGCCTTTGTGTACCTGCAACAACTCCCTTCGGGACGGTGGCGTGTCATCGTCCAACACGCCGGCCGCAAACGCACCGGCAGCGGAGCGACACGCATCGAGGCCCAACAAGTCGGCGCCGAACTGCTCCTCGAACTGGGTGGCTCAACAAAAACTTCTGCCATGAACGTCACCGAACTCATGGCCCAATGGTTCCTCCAGGCCGACCTGTCCGTCACCTACGAAACCGACGCCCGACGAGTCATCGAACGACTCCCCGACGAGTTCACCAACCGACCGATCGTCGAAGTCACACCATCCGTCATCGAAGGCCTGTACCGCCAGCTCGCTCGAGCCGGCTGGTCATCACACCGTGTCCGACGCGTCCACGCCGTCATGTCATCCGCCTGGACAATGGCCCGCCGCTACGAATGGGCGGTCACCAACCCGTTCAGCGCAGCCAAAGCACCGGCACCACCGAAACGTGCGATCGCACCACCAACACCGGCACAAGTGTTGGAACTGTTGGACTCGGCACCCGAACGCCTCGCCCTCTACCTCGAACTGTCGGCCGTCCTCGGTGCACGCCGAGGCGAAGTCGTCGGCCTCCAATGGCACGACATCACCGGCGACTCCATCGCAGTCCGCCGCTCCATCGGCTACAGCCCCACCAGCGGGCTCGTCGTCACCGCCGGCAAAACCGGCGCCAAAGGACACCGTGTCGTCGCCATCACCAACGACCTCGTCGAGGCATTGCGAGCGCACCGTGTCAGCCAGGTCGAAATGGCGCTCGCTGCCGGCCTGCCGGCACCGGTCTGGGTGTTCTCCCACGACGCCGGCGTCACACCGTGGCGACCGGATTACATCAGCCGCGAGTTCCGGCGGCATCGCAAACGTGCCGGCCTCGACCAGTCGTTCCGGTTGCACGACCTCCGCCACTTCGTTGCCACGCAGCTGCTTGCCGCCGGTGTCCCGTTGAAGACCGTGTCGGAACGGTTGGGGCATCGACAGTTGTCGACGACCTCCGACCGGTACGGGCATTGGGTGCCGGCTGCGGACAAGGCGGCAGCAGACACGATCGGTGGCATCCTTCGCAACGCCCGCCGGGGATAGTTGCGGAAGAAACCAAAAGTATACAACCGGAACTGTGGACGAAATCGGTGTTGGTCTGTCATAGTCGCCGCCCATGACGTGCCCGCAGCACATCTCCGGGGGGGGGGCAACCTTCGCGCACCCTCCAGTTATGGTCACTGGTGCCGTAGCCGCCAGGAGGGAACAGTGACTGCCGACGAGTTTGAGGCCCGCATGGCCGCCTTGCTCACTTCAATCGACGTGAAGCTTTCGCAGGCCGAATGGCGGGAACGTCTTCGTTCGCACCCGTCCGCTGGTCTGATAGTCGGTCAACCCGTTCAGCCAACGCCGTTACCAAATCGCGAAGTCGGCTGACCTCGTCACCGAGCTCCGTCAACCGTTGATCAACCGGTGACGTTTCAAGCTCCAACTGCAACGCCTCAATCACCTTCGGCAGCAGATGCGAGTTCGGTCCGGTCCGGCCGGCCACCCAATGCTGCACCGATTGCGGGCGGATCCCCAACGCGTCAGCGAGGTCGGTCTGTGTCATGCCCAGTTGTTTCAACCGGGCACGCAACGCGTCGCCACGCAACGGCAAGTCCTCCATCCGCACGCCATCAGCCTACTTCCCGCACCGTCGACGCGTAGGAGCCACCTGTACAAGGGTTTTACGCGAAAGGCTTGACAGACGAAACAACATCGGCTTGTATCTCGGGTCATGAACCAACCGAAGCAGACAGCGGCGGAGCTGTTGCCCCGGCCGGTGATGACCGTCACCGAAGTTGCCGAGTACCTCCGCCTCGAGTACAGCCGTGGAGCGAAGAAGGGCAAGCCAAAGCGGGCCCTCGTCATCGACCTGGTCGACAAGGGCATTCTCCGCCCGATCGACCCGACCGAACCGAACCACCGCTGGCGGTTCTCCCGCGTCGCCATCGACCGCTACATCAACGAGGTCGCAGCATGAGCGACACCATCCTCGGCGTCTTCATCCTGTTCTCGCCGCTGTTCTTCCTCTGCGCCGTCACCATCATCATCGAGGGCTCACAACGGATCAGCGACTGGTTCGACCGAGTCGACGAACGCCTCGACGCCCGCATCGCCGCCGGCCTGGAGCGCATGTTCCGATGAAACGCCGCATCGTTCTCACCCTCGCACTGTGGGCCGGCACCGTCGCACCCGCTGGGCACGCCGACGCCACCACAGGCCGCTGCCGCCAGTTCGAGCAGCTCCTCATCGAACACGCACCCCGCCGAGGCTGGGATGTGAGCCGCATGTCCCGCTACATGTTCCGTGAGAGCCGTTGCACGCCGCACGTCCGCAGCCGCACCCGAGACACCGGCCTCCTGCAGATCAACGACATCAACCTGGCCTACCTGACTCGCAAGATGGGCCGCACCATCACCATCGACGCACTCAAAGACCCCGCCACCAACGTCCAAGCCGCCGCGCTGCTCTGCTCGTTCTGGCGAGGCGCCGGCCGTTCCTGCTACCAGCCGTGGGCGCTGTGACCATGCAGCGAGACACCGACATGATCACCTGCCTGCGCTGGTCGCTGCCGATCTCGGCTGCCCTGTGGACGCTCATCATCTGGGCGGTGGCGTGATGCCCCGCTCATGCGTCAACTGGGTTGCGCACGAGGTCGTCGAGTACATGACGCATCAGCCCACATGGACCGATCTGCGCAAGGCACTTGACTTGGCACGCATCGCTGTCGAAACCTGCGACCTGTACCGAGACCTGTACGTCGAGCCGATCCGCAGGCGAGGTGCGCTGTGACCGCCGACGAGTTCGCCGCCACCGTCCGCACGACAGGTGATGCCGCCGCCGTCGACGAGGCAGGGACCGGGAGTGCCTCCCCGGTCCCTGCCGGACCTCGCCGCTGCACCCTCGACGAGATCGAATACGCACTCGACGCCGTCATCGACTTCGCACGCCACGACCGGTCCTCGGTCGTCAAACAGGACGCACAGTTCCTCGAAGGCATGGTGCCAGTGATCATCGACGCACTGTTCGCCGCCCACCACTACCGCACCCGAGGCCACCTTGAGGTCGACGGCGAACCCGGCTACCTGCAACTCACCAGCTGGGTCGACATCACCGCCGCCACCGCAGCCGACAACGTCGTCCGATGGGTCACCCCATGATCCGCATCGTGTCCACCGAAGCGACCGCACAAATGCTGCGGAACGCGGTTCAACCCGCCATCACCATCAACCAAGCACTCACCTTGCTGTGGGCCGGCCTCACCGGCGGTGGCCGATGAACGTGCTGTGGGGAATGTGGATCGGTGCCGCCACCGTGTCGGTCATCGTCCTGCTGTTTAACGGGCTGGTGAACTGATGCCGGCCGCTGTTCGCATCTGGGGCTCCAACCGGATCTGGTACATGGTGCCCGAACGACAGTACGGGCCGATGGTGCGTGTCGAAACCGACCGGCCCGACGGTGGCCGCACCCACCAGTTCGTGCAACGCACCCTGGTCACAGAACTCGCCCAAGCACGCCACACCGACCCTGACACGTCGATCGAGGCTGCCAGCCGCCAGACCGTCGACAAGGTCCGCACCGAACACCGCGTCGTTCTCGAGCTGCCGATCAAACAAACCTCGATCGGTGTGCGGCGTGGCGAGCTGGTGCGGCTCGGGTTGGTTGCCGACTCGGGCCGCAAAGGACTGTCCGACACCGGCACCCGCTGCATCAAATGGCAGATCACCAAATCCGGCCGACAGACGGTGGCCGCGTGACTGGCCACCCGTCAACGCTGAACAGTCGCCCGGAGCCGACCGACCCCAACCTGGTGCATGTCGTCTGCTGCGAATACGACTCCATCAGCCTGTGCAGCCTCGATGTCAGCAAGCACCCGTTGACGTCCGACATGGCACCGACGAGCTGTGTGGTGTGCGCCGAACTCGAACGCAGCCCCTACTGGTGTCCGGTCAAGCCGAGGTGCCTTTGAACCGTTCCACCGCCGCCGATCTGCGTGACCTCGAGCAGATCCTGCTCGCCGCACACCGCCGCCTCGACCAGCGAGACATCGCCCGAGGCATCACCCGTTACCCGACGCCATTCAACCTGGAGGACAACAATGGCAAACAACCCAGCAACCGCTGAGGACCGGCTGAGGGCCATCCCAGCCCGACACGCCCAACCCGACCCGTCAACGCTCGCCACCCTGCCCAAGGGCGGAGCGAACCTGCTCTACATGGGCCACGCCGAAGTCACCCTGGCGCTGATCGACGCCGACCCGCTGTGGACGTGGGAACCGGCAGCGATCGACCCGGCGACCGGCGGACCCGTCATCGTCAAGGACGGCGCACGCTTCGTCATGTGGGGCCGGCTGATCGTCTGCGGCAAGTCGATCATGTGTGTCGGCACCTGCGAGGCCCGCAAGTCGGACCCGGAGAAGGAACTGGTCGGCGACATGATCCGCAACGGTGCGATGCGGTTTGGCATCGGCACCAAGTTGTGGTCGAAGGCCGTCGATGCCGAGCCGGTCGCCCCAACTATCAACGCGCGCAGCAGCCGCAAGCGTGACGACGACATCGCCGCCCAGCTGCTCGACGACTGCAAGAACGCGCCCGAAGCCGTGAAGGCCGAGCTGCGTGCGCTGGCCGAACAGCACGGGCGCCGCATCGGCATCGCCTCGTTCCTCGAGGCACCCGACTTCGCCGACCTCGTCCGCAACGTTCTCAACAACCAAGTGGCTGCGTAAGCAAAGCCCAAAACTGTTTGGAGGAAACAGTGAAAACCACAGAAGCAACACAACCGACTATCAGTCTGCAGAGACTTGAGCGCGTCAACTACGCCATCAGGATCGAAGGCACCGCTCCGCTGATCGTCAACCGCTGGTCCGAGAAGGCCAAGGAAATGATGCTGGCTGCCCAGCAGACCACGGCGCGCATGAAGAAGGCGCCGAAGGACCCGGAAACGTTGTACGAGGCGTCAAAGTACCGCCTGCCCGACGGACGGGATGGCTTTCCCGCAACAGGGTTCAAGGCCGCAATCGTTCACGCAGGTCGGCTGTTCGACGGCGTACAGATGACCAAGCTTCGCCAGGTCATCACTGTCATCGGCAACGGCGTCGACCAGCTGGTGCCCATCGAGTACGGAACGGTGCGGATGCGTGAGGACACGGTTCGCAACGCGACCGGTGTCGCCGACCTGCGCTACCGGGCTGAGTATTGGCCGTGGAGCGCAGAACTGATCATCCAGACCATCAACGGTCAGATCGACCTGAACTCGTTGGTCGCACTCGTTGATGCAGCGGGCATCGGCGGCGTGGGTGAATGGCGACCGGCATCGAAGCAGTCCGCGACCGGCACGTACGGAACCTTTGCGGCGGTTGAGTGATGACGACCTGGCAGGACGAACTGTTCCGTCTCAACGAACAGCTGGGCAGACTCACTCCCGTTGAGGTTCTTGAGTACGCTAAGAACCCCGACACGGCGCTCCACAGCCAGTTCGAGTGGGACGACACTGTTGCATCGAACCGCTACCGGCTCGATCAGGCCCGCTACTACATCCGGCGGGTCACGGTGGCTGTGACCAGTCACGCCGAGCCGATGAAGACGGTGACCATTCGGGCGTTTTCGCACGTCCCGTCGGACGGTGTCGGCGTCTACCGCCCCACCACCGTCATCATCAGTGAGAAGAAAGACGAACTGTTGGACGAGATCACTCGAACCATCAGATCGTGGGTCAAGAAGCATTCAGTGCTGTTGAGCGTCGCCGACATCCGTCGCACTGTTCAGATCGAACTCGACAATCTGTTCGACGAACTGGACGAGTCGGCCTGACATGGCAGCACCGGCGTGGCAGCACCGGCGTGGCGTGGCTTGGCGAGGCAAGGCTTGGCGTGGCATGGCGAGGCTTGGCTCGGCAGCAAAGACATGGCACGGCACGGCAGCAATGGTTAGGCCAGGCAGGGCTCGGCTAGGCCAGGCTCGGCCAGGCACGGTTAGGCACGGCAGCAGGGGCGCGGCAGGGCTTGGCCGGGCTCGGCGTGGCGCGGCAAGGCACGGCAGCACTGGCATGGCTCGGCAGGGCCCGGCAGGGCTCGGCAGGGCGCGGCACGGCACGGCAGCAATGGAACGTCAGATCAACACAAGGAGCACACACACAAAAATGAGCGACGCCACCATCACCATGTCCGGCAACCTGACCACCGACCCGGTCATCCGCTACACGGCAGGCGGACGAGCCAGCCTGGCAGGCGGAATCGCTGTCAACCGCCGCTGGCAGACCAACGGCGAATGGCAGGAAGCCACGTCGTTCATCAACTTCAAGGCGTTCGGCCAGATCGCTGAGAACATCGCCGCCTCCTGCGCCAAGGGCATGAGGGTCGTGCTGACCGGCCGACCGGAGATGAGCGAGTACATCGACAAGGACGGCATCAACCGCAAGGCGTTCGACGTGATCGTCGACGACTTCGGCCCGTCGCTGAAGTTCGCCACCGCCACCGTCGACCGCATCACACGGGACAATGGGGGACAGAACAGGACAGTCCAGGCCAGCCGCCCCGTCGAGGACGAGGAGCCGTTCTGATGAACATCAAGATCAACGAAGCCGATTTGCTAGACCTGCTCGGCCCCAACGGTGAACACTGGCTGCAAGGCGACTGGGGTGACGACCAGCAGATGTGTCTGCATGGTGCGATCCGTCGCTGCCAACCGCAGCCGGGTGACGCATTGCTGATCGAACAGGTTGCCAACCGTCAGGGTTGGGGCACCGGATGGAACGATGACAAGGCGACGACATGGGCGCAGGTGCGTGAACGTCTCGCCCATGTCGAGGTGACCGACGCGGATCTGGCTGACACGTTCGGCCCGCAGTGGGAGTCGATTGTGGCGCTGGTGCGGCGCGCTGCCGTGTTGACCGCCGATGAGGCGCAAAGGCTCGACGCCGCTTGGAACGCCGCTTGGGACGCCGCTTGGGACGCCGCTGGGGCCGCCGCTTGGAACGCCGCTGAGGCCGCCGCTTGGGCCGCCGCCACCGCCAATGCCACAGGCCGCTCCACCGCTGCTGGGGCCGCCGATTGGGCCGCCGATTGGGACGCCGATTGGGCC